GTGCACTTAAGAACAATCTTAAGTTCTACGCAGGTACAGATGCATTCGGTGGAATCGTTAAGAACAACGGTACACTTGCTGATGCAGTAGCAGAAGCATTTGCTGGACAGGTCCCAGGATCAACCCAGGCAAACCGCCAGTCATACCTTGATGGTATCGGACAGACATTCGGTGGAGCACGTACAACACGTGTTCTCGGAATTGAAGTTCAGGAAGTTCCTTACTACCCAGCAGGCTATATCGATTTGACATTCCCTGCAAACCGTGTATGGGGATTCCAGAGAGATATCACTGTAAACCGTGAGTACGTAGCGAAGAAGGATACAATTGAATACACTGTATTCGTTCGCTTCGGTATCAACTGGGAAGAAGAGGATGCAATCGCATTCGCTGACGCTGCTTCAGATTCATAATCTGTAAACAGTACCTTTAATGGGGGGCGGGAGTTCACTCTCCTGTCCCCCTTAATACTTTAATGATATAATACAAACAAGGAGGATACAATGGAAAATAATGATTACAACAAGCCATTTTCAGTAGAAAATGTAGAAGAGCCAGCACACGTTGAAGCCCCAGTGGTCGAGACACCAGCAGAGCCAGTAGTAGAGCCAGTCGTAGAGCCAGTAGTTGAGGCACCAGTTGAGGTAGCAGTCGAATCACCAGTTGTCGAAGCACCACCAGCAGAAGAGCCAGTTCAATCACTAGGATTTACAGAAACAGGTGCTATTGGATCAATGGCAGCAGATGGTCCAAAGAAAGATATTAAGCCAGAACTAGGCCTTGCAGACAAGGTTGCTATCTACTCAACAAGCAATGTTCGTTGGGAAGAAGCAAATGGAGCAATCTACAAGGGTGTTAATATTGTAACAAAAGACCAAGCAGACAAGTGGCTAACTCGTTCACATGTTCGCATCGCAACACCCGAAGAAGTCCAAAAGGTTTTAGGGTAATTTAGCATGGAGATATTGAGAGTTTCGCCATATGCAGAAGTACCTGCTAATTTTGTAATTCCTGCGGGGATTGTAGATGCAGATATAACTGTTACCATAACGGATATGGCGGACCTTTCAATTTCAACATCAACATTTACAGAGTCTTCTTCTGGAGAAACATTAGAGATTTCTTTGCCAGGAAAATATGACTCTTCATACAGAGTTGAGATTGTCAAAGATCTTGGAACATCAGATGAGCAAATTTTACAAGATGAGACATACGAGATAGTTAGACCGTATATTGATCCATCAACAAAAGCAACAACAGCATCAGACATCGCAGCCTATGCATTAAATGAGGAAATTGCTAGAGCAATTATTGACTCAATAATCCCAGAAGGATTTTATTATAAGAAAAAAGTTTTACATTTTACAGGAACAGGTGCCGACTATCTTCCAATCTGGGACGATGTTAAAAAAGTTTTAGCGGTATATGAAAACAATAAGTTAGTAGAAGATAGACAATACGAAGTATCATCAGACAAGACGGCGATTATAGAAAAGTCTTCTGATAACATCAATCGTGCAGAGTCTTCTCCACTAGTTTTACCAGCAGCAGCATCAGATTCTTTGGACCCACAGTTTGTATATAGAGGGTTTGGCAAAACATGGGACTACCTAATAACTGTTGAGTATGGATATACAACAGTTCCATCAGACATTATCAGAGCAACAGAGATGCTAGTCCACGATTTAGAGTGTGGAAAGTTAGATTATTACAAGAGATTTATTTCTTCTTACAACACAGATCAATACAGAATTCAGTTTGATAAGGGTCTTTTCGAAGGAACAGGAAATATAATTGTAGACAAGATACTTTCTAAGTATGCTAAGTCTATTACAAAACTTGGGGTGTTGTAATGACAGTTTGCGAAACTCCAGACTTCATGTTTCCAATGCAGGCCTCTCTTTATCACCCAATCATTGAGCAGGGTGACTTTGGAGCAATTAAAAAACAATGGGTTTTAGATAGAACCTTTGCCTGTAGTTTTTCATCAGGTGGATCAGCATTCAAAGAGGATGTAAAGCCAAATGTTAACATTACTCAGAACTCACTACTGGTCGGAAGAACAAAATCAGACATAAGAATATCTTCAAGAGACAATAAAAATGCACTAACAAACATATTAATAACGGATATCAAAGACCAAGAAGGAAATCTAATATACATGGAAACCTCTGGCGTTAGATCTGGAAAGCCAACTCTTTTTGAAATAGCAACATGCGAACCATTCGTAGGCCCTTTCGGAGTTGTAGAGTCATTTAAGTTAGTTATTAGAAGATCAGAAAATCAATCAGGTGACCTATGAAACCAGTATACAATTCTAAGAAGTTTAAAAAAGAAATGAACAACATTATGAACTACTCTATTGGTTTCTTGGACGGTGTTCAAAGAGGAAAGACTCCATTCTTAAGATCTTTAGGAGCACAAACCGTAGAAGTAATGAAGCAGTTTGTGGACTCAAATGCAAGGGTAAATCCAGAGATGCTTCACCATATATACGAGTGGAACAGAACAGGAAGCCCAGGGGCAAGACTATACGACATAGAGTTTACAACTAGTAATATCGGACTATCTTTTAAATCATCTTTCCGTCAATCATCATCAATCAAGGATGGATCGAAGGTTCCTTTCTACGACAAAGCAAGAATTATTGAAAGCGGAGCCTCTGTATTAATTAAGCCAAGAACTTCAGAGGTTTTGGCTTTTGAAGAAAATGGAGAAACTGTGTTTACAAAAAAGCCAATTAAGATTAGTAACCCTGGAGGAGAAGAAGCACAGGGTGGATTTGAAAAAACACTAGATCTATTCTTTAATAGATATTTTTCACAATCATTCTTGAGAACTAGTGGAGTTGCAAAGTATCTTGAAAACCCACAGGTATATAAAAAGAATTTAAGAGCAGGGAAAGCAAGAGGAAGAAGCAAGGGCGTTTCAGTAGGATACGTCTGGGTTGCTAATGCTGGAGTAGGTGCATAATGGCAGCAGCAATTCATCATCCACCAACAATTATTAATGCTTACTTAGCAGCCAAGATTGGTCCAAGTTTTGGTTCCTCTGGAACTACATACTTTTTCCCTACACTTCCTACCCAAATAGACGATCTCATAAACACGTTTCCTCAGAGTAACGGTGTCTTTGGAGTATACGACAGAATGTTCAAGATGAGAAGAGAGGCTTTTCCATACATTAAGTGTGAGCAACTCTTATATTATTTTTATTCTGTAGGTGAGGATGCACAAAAGAATATGATAATTACTCAGCAAGAGATAAGTGATCTGCTTGATAATGGTGATGACTCAGCAAAAGACCTAAATGAGTGGGCTGCAGCAAACATAGACTACGAAACAATAGACTCCAAGCCATGCTTCTTTCATAACTTCAAGATCTATCAATTAGAAGAGACACGAGATATTGTTGACTTTGCCACAGCCCGTACTTATGCGGGTAACAAGATAATTATTGACTATGACTGGCACCCAGAATATGTTTACCAGGGTGCCCCATGTGAAAAAATAGGCATTGTAAAAGGTAGTTTTACTTGCATAAAGACAGATGAAAATAAGTTAGTCTGGGATAAAAACACCTAATAAAAAGCCTGTATAATTAAGGTGAGGAAACAACCCCCTTTTAATAAAATGAAAGAGGTGAGATATATGGCATACAGCCGTGGTTCAAGTAGTAACATCATCGTGGGTGCAGCAGCACTATTTACGCATGATGCAGGTCCAATCGGACTAGATGAGGACGGAAAGATTACCGATGCTCAAGCAGCAACAGATCTTCCACCGTTAACAGCATCAGCAACATCATACAAGACAACATTGTCAGCAGACAATGCATACACAAATATCGGTTACACATCAAATGGTCTAGAACTAGCGTTCGAACCAGATTTTGGTGAAGTAGCGGTAGATCAACTTCTCGACGTTGCTCGTTTATTCAAGCAAGGTATGACAGTTAACCTAAATACATCTTTCGCAGAGGCAACACTAGAAAACCTTCTAGTAGCAATTGCAGCAGATGAAGACGATCTATCTCCAGAGGCCCTAGGTCTTCAGACAATGAACATGTCAGCAGGAGATATTGGCGACGTTCCACTAGAGCGTGGTCTAGTAGCAGTAGGACCAGGTTCTGGTTCTTCAGCAGATCCAAAGGAAAGAATCTATGTTGCATACCGTGCACTCTCAATCGAGAGCGTAACAGTATCAGCAAAGCGTGATGAGGCTTCAATGTTTGAAGTATCATTCCGTCTTCTTCCAAACGATGACGCATCATACGGTAAGATCGTAGATCGTTCACTCGCATAATACAACTTAATACATGAGAGGCTCAATCCTTCGGGGTTGGGCCTTTCTGTTTGGTATACTTATATAATGGCAACAAGCATATATCAAAAACGAAAGTTCTATTTTGTAGATAGGACAGAGATTTCTGCGGGACCCCTTAAGATAAAATATCTTAGAGATTTTCTAGAAACCTTTGAACCAATTAAAGAAGCAAAAACAGATAGCGAATCAATAACTATTTTAGTTGACTGTGCACTAATTGCAATGAAGCAGTATGCTCCACACATAAAGACAATAGAAGATCTTGAGGACAACCTAGACCTTCCTACAATCTATGAGGTTTTAGATATTGCAGCAGGTATTAAGATTAATTCAAAATCAGAAGAACCAGTAAAATCTCAAGCCGTAGAAAGCGGATCATCATGGGAAACTCTAGACTTGGCAAAACTAGAGTCAGAAGTATTTGTTCTTGGAATATGGAAAGACTATGAGGAACTAGAGCAGTCTTTATCTATGCCAGAGTTAACTGCAACGCTTGAAATAAAAAGAGAACTAGAGTATAACGATAAAAAGTTTTTTGCTGCAATGAAGGGTATTGATTTAGACAAGAAATCAGGCAAGGGAAATGAATGGGAAGACATGAAAGCCAGGGTATTTAGCAAGGGCAAGGCAACAGATGGAAGCGACATTATGGCTTTACAGGGCAAGAATGCACAGAGGGCTGGTTTTGGAATAGGAAATGGACTCTCTTACGAGGTTTACGAATAGCCAAAAATAAGCCTGCACTATGGTATAATTGACTAAACCTTATAAGGAGGACAGATGTCTACAAAAGTTGAAGACAAAGAAGAACTATATCTTATCGATGGAACAAAGTTTGAAGTAAGACCACTAAAGATCTCACTTCTAAAGCCATTTATGCAGAAGTTTAATGAGTTGCAGGAAGTGGCAGAAGATAACGAAAAGTCAATGAACGTTTTGCTAGATTGTGTGCAGATTGCATTTAAGCAATATCTACCACTAGTAGCAGACAACAGAGAGGCGATTGAGGAAAATCTAGATCTTCCTACAGTCTATAAGATTATTGATGCAGCGTCAGGTATGAAACTGGCAGATGCAACTGGTCTTCTAAACTCAATCAAATAAAGAAGAGGGTGTTAATGAGTGGCTGATGTAAACTCAAATATTGGTATTAATTTTGATACCAGAGCAGCCCTCGCATCTCTTCGTAAACTCCAGGCTGGATTAAGCACATTTAATCAATCCCTGACTCAGGGTAACGTTGCAGCAATGAATGCCCAAAAGGGACTTAATGATTCATTGATGCAGTCTATCAATGCTACTGGCAAGTTTGTTGCAAGTCAAAAAGAGATAGCAACAAGTACGTCGTCATTCACAAGTGCTCTTGAAAAGAACCAACTCTCTATGCGAGAGTACTTTAGATATACAGCAGCAGCAGCGACGGCAAACACAAAAACCTTTAAGGGTATGTTTGCCCAAGAGCGTGAGATTATTAACCGTGCTCGTAGAGACAGAGTAAAACTTCTTCAGTCTCAGTACATACAATTGGGTAATGCCAATGGTGACCTTGTCAAGGTTTTGCAGGTAGTTCCAAAGCACCTACAAATGGCCAATGGCAAGTACGCTGACTATGCAACAAGAGTTCAGATGGCTGCACAGCGTCAACAGTTCTTAAATCAGTTATTGAAGCAAGGATCAACAAACCTTCTAAACTTCGGTAAGAATACTCAGTGGGCAGGCCGTCAGTTGATGGTTGGTTTGACTATTCCTCTTTCCATTCTTGGATCTGCAGCAGCAAAAACATTTATGGAAATGGAAGAGGCAGTCCTCAAGTTTACAAGAGTTTATGGAGATATAACAACCTCTGGAGATGCAACAAATAAAGCAGTTGCTAATATTCAAAGACTAGGTAAAGAGTTTACAAAATACGGTATTACCGTAAAGGACACAATGGAAATGGCTGCAACTGCAGCAGCAATGGGTATGCAAGGAGATGCTCTAGAAGCCCAAGTAGTTCAAGCAACACGACTTTCTGTACTTGGTCAAGTAGAACAGCAGCAAGCACTTGAGACTACAATCTCTTTACAAAATGCTTTTGGTATATCTTCAGAACAACTTGCACAGAAAATCAACTTCCTCAACGCAGTAGAAAACCAGACTGTTCTTTCTATCGAAGACTTAACGATTGCAATTCCAAAGGCTGGACCAGTTGTAAAGCAACTTGGTGGTGATGTTGAAGATCTAGCCTTCTTTATGACTGCAATGAAGGAAGGTGGAATTAACGCATCAGAAGGTGCTAACGCACTCAAGTCTGGTCTTGCATCTTTGATTAACCCTTCAAAAAAGTCAGCAGAATTCATGGCACAACTTGGAATCAACGTAAAGGGAATTGTAAATAATAATGCTGGAGATCTTAAAGGTACAGTAGTTGGTTTTGCTAGAGCACTTGATACTTTAGATCCACTTAACCGTGCAAGAGCAATTGAGCAGATGTTTGGTAAGTTCCAGTTTGCTCGTCTATCAACATTATTCCAGAACGTTACAAAAGACTCTTCTCAAGCAGCAAGGGCATTAGGACTTGCAGGAGCATCAGTTGAAGAGTTAGCAATTCTGTCTGAGCGAGAATTAAAAAGAGTTGAAGATTCAACAGGGGCTAAATTCAAAAAAGCCATGGAAAATTTAAAGAATGAACTAATACCAGTAGGTAAAGCATTCTTACAAGCAATAACACCAGTCGTTGAATTTGTTGGAAGACTGCTAGAAAGATTTAATGGTCTCAGTGATGGAACCAAGAAGGTAATAACAATTATGATTGGAGTGCTTGGAGCAATTGCCCCAGTTGCACTTATGACATTCGGTGTTCTTGTTAACGGTATTGCAAACGTAATTAAGTTCTTTGCCATGTTGCGTGGTGGAATTGCTAAACTTAACGGACAGAACAATGTTCTTGGTGGAGGGTTTGACTATTTAAGTAATAAGCAGACTGAGTTGCTTGCAGAAACAAATGCTCTTCATACCTCTCACCAGCAATTAATCTCTACATTCAATGTTGAAAAATCTGCAGTTGATGGTTTGGCAGCATCATACGCTACCGCAGCAAGCCAAGCACGTGCCCTTGCAAGTTCATCACCAGGACTGTTTAATTCAGTCCCAGGGGCAGCAGGAGCCGTAGCAGGGCTACCTCCTAAGAAGTTTGCAGAGGGTGGAGTTGTTCCAGGCACAGGAAATAAAGACACAGTACCAGCACTACTAACCCCTGGAGAGGTTGTTCTTACAAAGCAGACTGCAAAAGAAAATCCAGAATTAGTTGCAGCACTTCAAAACGGATCTGTTATGAAGTACAATAACGGAACTGGTAAAAGACAGACCACAGGACAATCATCTAAGGGAGTAGCATTTGATGTTGGCGGACAACAACTTCGTTTAGCAATAAAGCCAGAATCAGAAAAGAATGTTACAGCAGTAACAAACCTTGTAAAAGCAATGCAAGATGGATCAATGGGTGTTGAAAATGGAGCAGAGGTTCTTCAAGAAGTCTTTGCAAGATTAGCAAAAGAAGGAAAGGTAAAACTTGAAACCTTCCTTGCAGAATTAAGAATTGTAACAGAAGAAATGAGTGGTGTTACTTTAGCATCTAATCAAATCAATGACAAAGCAGGATTTACAGGTAAGCAAAAAATTGCAGGTCACTCTCAAGGAGAATCTGAGGGTGGTGGTAGTAGTGTAAGAGATGACATGTACGCAGCAGGTCGAGGTGCTGAGTATGAAAGAATGCAGAAAATTGCTAATGAGTCTGGAGACAGAATAGATCAAATACCTGGAATGAAACCACTTCAAAGGCCAGATGCATCAAAGGGCAAGAAGGGAAATGTTCAGTTAGACAGAGGTCATATTGCTTCTCCTGGTGCAACGGCAAAATCAGTTTCTGAAGGATGGGACCCAGACTTGTGGGATATCTCAACCCACTCAGAAAATGAACTATCTGAAATGCTTGCACCTAAGCAAAATGAAGACGGCACAGAAAAAGCAAATGCAGCAAGAGATCTTTATTTTAAAAAATTAGATGAACTTGAAGCAAAAAAAGCAGCAACAACAGAACAAATAAATTCTATAAAAGAAAAAATTCTTGTTAATGGAGCATTGAACGAAGAAGAACTTCAGATCCAAGCAGGAGTCCTTCAATCAATGCTGGATGACACAGAGTTTATGGCTAAAGAAACAACAGGAAAGAAAGGCAATAAAGGAACTGTTGCAACCCCTGGATTTAAAAGAGCAGCAACAGCAACAATTTTTGATGCCGAAGGAAGAGCAAAATATCCTAAAACAGATATTGCAGACCAAAGACCTAAAGAAGAGCGTATTGCTTCTGGAATGGCAAAGGTTGAAAAAAGAAAAGGAAAGTTTAATGAAGACGGTGGTGATGGTTTTGTCCCACTATCAGAAGCCGAAAAGAAAGCAAGACTTGATTCAATCACAGTTGCTGAAGATGTAGACGCAGACCTTACTGCTGCAGAAAAGAAAGCAGAGACAGCATCACCATCAAAAAGAACTAAGCGTCTTGGAAAAGATATTGCAGACGGACTTGCACAAGGATTAGAAGAAGGAACTCCTGGGGTAAAGACAAAGTCTTCACAACTTACTGATGCAGCGCTTCCATCAGCAGCAGAAACACAAGGCAAAGTTGACAAGATGGATCTTGCAAACAAAGCATTCTATGATGATATTGATACACCAGAAATGCGTGATGAAAGACAAGTTCTTAAGTCTCTAGATAGACAAAGAAGAAAGCGTGGTGCTACAGGAACGGTAGATTCAGTTTCATCAACACCAGTAGCATCTCAAGCATCACTTCTAAATGCTTCAAAGACTAGCGCAGCAGCAGAAGAGTTAGCGGTAAGCACAGAGCAGGCAGCGACAGCACAAGCACAAGTTGTCCAGCAGATCAAGGATGAAAGCAGATCAAGAGTTACTGTTAAGGGTAACACCATTAATATTGGTAAGGCTCGTCAAGAAGCAGATAGATTAGACAAAGAAGCATCTGAAGCAGAAGCAGCAGCAGCAAAAGTTAGAACTGAAGCAGCAAAGTGGGAAGAGGTTGCAGCCCGTGAAGGTGGCAAGAATATGCACACTGCTGAGAATGCTAGAGACCTTAAGAAACTGGCAGATGAAGCAGAAATCAGAGCAGCAGAAGCAAGAATAAGAGCAGCAGAAGCAGACATACAGGCAACTCAGTTAGAAAACGGTACTGAAGCGTCAAATGAAATTATCTCCAATGGAACACAAGAGCAAGGCGATGGCTTAAAGAGAATTGTTGAAGGTACAGAAGACACAGCAGGATCAACACTTTTGGTTGCAGACCAAACTGACGAACTTGCAAATGTAACTGGTGATGCCCTTGACGCTCAAACAACAAATACAGAAAACTTAATAACCACTGGTCAGTTAACAGCAGCAGCAAATAATAACCTTGGAGAAATGCTTCCAGCAATGGATCAAACAGGAGTTGCACAGCAAGACCTTGCAGCATCTTCTGCAAACATTGCAACTGTAAATGATCAAATAGAGGCAGAAAAAAGAGAGCAGTTAGCACAACTAAAAGCATATAACGCTCAAGAGGCTGCAAGACAAGCAGCAGAAAATGGAATTATCCCACCAGGAAGCCAGTCAGGAAACGAAGAATTGGGCAAGAACAGAATGGGATCTGTTGCGGCATATGAAGAAGCATCCACATATACCAGAGACAAGAATGGTCAAATTATCTTTGATCCAGAACTAGATGCAAATGGAAAGAAGCAACCAACAACTCTTTCAGAAAAGCAAGTTAAAGAAAAGAAACGTGGAATGCGTAGAGAAAGGGCTGGCAGGTTTTCTGGAAAAGTTTCAGGCGGATTAGGTACCGCAGCGATGGTTGCTGGTATGGCAGGAGCACCAGCAGCAGTTACAGGAGGATTAGGAGCAGCAGCAACTGTTTCACAGTTTGCTCCTATGCTTGTAGGAATGACTGGACCTCAAGGAGTTGTCGTAGGTTTGGCAGCCCTTGCAGCAGGAGCATATGTTTTAAATAAAAAATTAGAAGGAACCGCAATAGCAATTGCAAAGTTTACAAGGTCTACAACTGTTGGTGCTGACCTGCTCAAAAAGATAGGAGAGCAAACTGGAAAGGTTGGCGCTTCTGAATTAATGAACAAGAAAAGATCTGGAGGGCAACTACAGAATTATAACGAAGCAAATAGAGACAGCACCATGGAAGCAACCCAGTTCCTTGAAGGAGATGCAGGTAAGGCTCTTCAAGCAGCATTTGTTTCAAATTCAACAAAAAATGGAACAGAAGTTGCTGCTCAACAGTTTGCCCTACAACTTGCAGCAGCGATATCTGATGGAACAATTGCTCCAGAATTAGGACAAAAAATTGCATACCAGATGGGAATCAATCTTAAAGATTCAGTTGCTGCAACAAGAATTAATGTACAGTTAAGAAAACTTATCGGTCCAAATGGAGAAGATCTAGGAAAAGATCCTCTAGAGATTAGAGCAAGAATTGCACAGCAAGCATCTTCTCTATCTGAAGATTTAGTGAAAAAAATTAACTCAACCGATAGATCAGAAGTTGGTGGCAACAGCAAACTTTCTATGTTCGGAACACTTGGACTCATCGGAGCAGCATCTGGCTCTGATAAAACAGCAGCACTTGCAGTTGCTGGTTCTTCAGCAATTGAAACAGCACAGGCACAGGCTGATGCAATGTCGTTATATTATGATGAGCAACTTAGAGTATTAAGAGCACAAAGAGAAACAACTACAGATAAAGCAAAGCAGTTAGAACTAGACACAAAAATTAAAGACATGTTGGCAGAACAAGAAGCAGGAATGACTAGAATGAACTCGGCAGTTCTTGGTCAACTAGCAAGACAGAATGCAATTGCAAAAGATCTAATTGCTAATGGATCATTAAAGGTTAATGCTAGTAGCGGAGACGATTCAAGTAGGTCCTTCTTCCTTAATGATGGAGCAAGAAGAGAAGATGCATTCTTTGATGCTCAGAAGGCCGATGTTAAGGCTAAATTCCAGGGAACAGCACAAGAAGCCTCAGCACAAAGAGTATTAAACTTAGGTGCTAGAGCAGACGAAGATACGTCTTTCCAAAAAAATTATGATCCAGCAGCAGAAGGAAGCAAGTATGCACAAGGCAAGCAAGCAGGAAGAGCCTTTGAAGCAAAAGTTAATTTCTTGATGCAGTCTGGACAGATGCAGCCAGAACAAATTGAAACAATGATGAAGATGTTTAGTGGCGATTTGCAAAAAATGGATACTGTCTTGGCTGTTGGAATGAGACTTCACGGTGGAGCAAAAATGGGAGAACTTGCCTCTATGCTGACTGGCGTTGATAAGAAAACTGCTAAGACAATTATGCTTAGAATGGCAAGAAAAAATCCAAAAGAGTTTGATGAAGTTGGAAATGCTATAGCCCTATTGCAAGCATCTGATGGTTTAGAAGTAGACATGGAAGCAGCAATCGAACTTCTTGGTGAAAAAGGTTTAGCCCAACTAGGTAAAGATCTTGCAGCAATTGAAGCACTGCCAGACCCAATAGAAAAAACAGGAATGATAAAGTTTATAGAAGAAAATCCTGATATGAACTTACAAGGTGTAATAGATAATTGGGAGTATTACCAATCTCTTGAGCCAGCAGTCAGAAAAGAAGCAATTCAAACTTACAAAACTTTGTTTGAAACAGCAACTAACTTTAACACAGTAGCAGAAAGAGATGCATGGGCAAGGATTCAGGCAGAAAATGCAGGACTCTTAGCAGGAGACAAGGGCACAAAAGAATATAACGAAAAATATAAAACAACATTTGAGGCTTTAACAATGATAAACGGAAAGCCTGCGACTCTAGAACAGATGCAAATTGTAGGTGCGGACTTTGCACAAGAAGGAACAGAAGCAAAATACAGAAGCAAGTCTACTGTAGGATCTAAAGATGGAGGGAAAGTTCCAAGCACTGGCGGAGGAGATAAGAAAAACCCTCTAGACTTCCTTGATTCACTTGCAATGAGAATTAAGAATGTTCGTGATGGAGCATTTGATGCAACAAAGCCATTAGAGTCTATGCTTGCTGCATTTAGTAATCCAAAAATAAAGAAGGACATGGATAGTGCATTTAAGGCATTCGATGGTCTTCAGCAAAGAATGATTGGAATGAAGGTTCCAAAAGAATTTAGAGATATGATTGCTGGCATGTCTTCTGAAGATTTTAAAGACCTTGCAAACCTAACGGGCAAGAAGGCTATCTTTGAATTTGAAAAGGGTAAGCCAAAAACAAAGGCAAACATTAAGGGCCTTACCGACACTGGCAAAAAGATGATGAAGACATATAACGAGGCTATAGTTGGAGAAGGCAATGTTGTTAATAGAGAAGCAGTAGAGCAAGTTGCCAACCAAGAAAAAGCGTTTAATATATTAATTTCCGAAGGAGCAACTGCAACAGAAGCATTAGAACATGTTCAGGATGCAGCCCTTGCTGCAGCAATTGCAGCAGGTGCACTTGGTAAAAAGGGAAGCAAGGAAAGAAAGCAATATCTTGCAGATCTCAAAAAGGCTACTGATGAAACAGAAAGATTTGCTCTTAAACAAAAAATGATTCAGGCTAACGAAGACTTCAAACTTCTTCAACAAATGCCAAAACTTTCAACAGCGATGAAATCAGCAGGATTTACTGCAGATCAAATGAGCGAGGTATTGAATGACCCAGCACTTGCAAAGTCTTTAATTGAAGACCTCAAAGATGGAAAGGTTGACTCTAAAGAAATAGCAGACTACCTAAACTCTATTGAGGCTAGAAAAATGATTGACATTAAGGTAAACTACAACGCTGGAAAATACTCTGATTCCGCCAAGCCAGGAATGGAAATTGTAGATGAGATGTTTGCTGTTCAAGAACAGATGCTAAGAACAGGTGCTGACCCAAGAACAGAAGGCATGGTTGCACAATTCCAGGCTAACGAAGACCAGTTATTGGCACTAGAAAAAGCAGCAAAACCAATTAGAAGAGAAATTGAACTGCTTAATCGTGAGATTAGAGATATAGAGCAGGGTATTGAAAAGAACTACACAAGACCAATAGAAGGACTACAGGAAGAGATTAGCGACTTTGAGCGAACTCTAGAAATAGATCCAAAATTTGGTGATCGTGCAATGGAAGAAATTAACAAGGCAAATGCTAAGATGTCAAATGATTCTGCGATTATGGCAAATCAAGCAGAAAAAATTAATGAAGAATATGACAAGCAAGCAGAGGCTCTTGAAAAGGTCGCACAAGTAAATGAAGAAATTACAAATCAGCAAAAGAGCCAACTTGATATTGCAGGGGCTTTAACTAGCGGAGACATAGCAGCAGCAGCAAGAGCAGCACAAGAGGCCCGTGCACAATCAGCACAAAGGTTTGGTACAGCAACAGCAGATGCTTTGCAACAGTCTAGAGAAAATGAAATCAAGAATCTTAGATCTTCGGATGGTTTAACTCAAAAAGAAATTGATGAAAAACAATTTGAAAATTCTCAAAAACTTTACAAAATGGAAAACGATCCAGCACGAATTACAATTCTTGAAAATATTAGGAAAAAGCAAGACGAGATTTATAGACTCGAAGAGTTGCGTGAAGAAGAACTTCTTAAGATTCAGAAAAAAGAAGATGCTATTCTTAAAATACAAAAAGAACAACTCCAACCTTTGGAAGATAAGATTGCAGATCTCACATATGCTAATGAAAAGATACAGGAAGAAATAGACCTGCTTGTCAAGGGTATAACAGTTTTGGGCAACACTCAATTAGAGTGGGACAAGATCAAGGCTAAGATTGATGCCAACGCCCTTGCAAGTAAAAACCTTAATGGTGATCTTGGAGCGTTGCTTGCTTCAACTGCTGCTATAGATGACAAGTGGCAATCTATTCTTGACAAGTTGGCAGAATACAATGGCACACCACAAGGCGTTCTTGATGCTCAGGCAGAGGTTGATGGAAGTGCAGAAGATTATGCAGCCTTTGATTCTTCAGTAGAAGCATTGTCAGCAGCAGAAGAGGCAATGTGGGCAGCAGAAGATGCACTTAACGCAGCAACCGATGCTGGACAATGGGCAAAGTTTGCAGAACTTCAAAGAGCACTTGCCGCAGCAAAGGCAAAAGTCGCTGATGCAACTGAGGCATATGACGCTGCTTCAGCGCAAATTAGTGGAAGTGCTGCAGAAGTAACTCCTGGTGCTGGTGGAGGTGGAGGCTCTACTTCAATGCAAATGATGTCTAAGGGCGGAATGGTAAAGCCAAACTACTTTGCAATGGGTGGATTTGCAAAGGGTACAGATACAGTGCCAGCAATGCTTACACCAGGAGAATTCATAATGAGCAAGTACGCTGTAGATGCTCACGGTATAAATACATTGAAGTCAATGAATAGCGGACAACCAGTTGGCGGAGCAGTGTATAATAATACATATACGTTAACAGTAAATGCCAAGACCGATGCAAACCCTAATGAGATTGCACAGGCAGTTATGTCAACAATTAAAAACGTTGAGGGCAGAAGAGTTAGAGGAGTGTCACTAAATGGCTGATGAAGTAATAGACCCAAGAGTCACCTATATGCTAGGTCGTAAAAAGTATAGAAGACCAAGCGGTATGCTGTGGTCAGAAAACACTGGCACCCTACAAAATGGACTCTATGTCCCTAATGGCTATGAGGTCGGGGCAGATCCAGAAGGAGTTGACGATCCATCACTAGTAGACCAGTTCTTATTAATTACTGATGATAATAGACAGACCCTACAGTTTAAAAATGAAAGAATTGAAAAGCGTGAAAGAATGATTAATGGTCGAATGAGATCTTATCATATTGCTGACAAACTTACTCTAAGTACCAGTTGGACACTAATTCCATCTAGGTCTCATGATGATGTTCCAACATTTAATACAGTAACTGGTTTGTCTCCAAACAAATCATACACAACAGATGGAGGAGCAGGTGGTGCCGACATGCTCGAATGGTATGACGCACACAAGGGATCTTTTTGGGTATTTCTTGCTTACGATAGAAAGGGTATATTCAAAGGAACTGCAGATCCTTATAACCATCTCCAGCAATATAACCAACTAATTGAAATGTTTATTAGCGACTTTTCTTACTCTGTTGAAAAACGAGGAAACAAGTTTGACTACTGGAATGTATCAGTAACCTTGGAAGAAGTATAATGTTTGAGGACAAAGACTTAAAAGCATTTTTAGAGACTGCTGATACTGTTAGAAATAAGTCAGCAGTTATCGCAGAAATAAATATGAATAGGGCAACCAATATTAAGCATATTGGAAACTACAGATACAGACCCACTCAACCAACATCCATATATTCTTCTTTGCCAACAAGTTTTGATATCAATGATGCTGGAAATTTTTATACAGGAGCAACTGATGCAGATGTTTTGATTGATGGAACATTTGAAAATGATAATACTCCAACTACATTTTTAACTAAAAAAGAAAAAACACAAACCCTGTATTCTTTAGAAAGTTGCTTTGAAAGATTTAGACCAAGGTCTGGAATAAACAAGGCAGTTTATTTTGAAAATGGAAAACTTCACTATCCTAATATGTTTATGGCAGATAGGCCTAGATACTATATGCCAGACAAAAAGGATAAGTTTAAATACTGGACATCCTACAGATCCGAAACTAGATACAAATACACATACAATGATTCTTCTATTTCTTATGGGTTTAGTGAAAAATTTATTGACAAAGACAATACAGAGAAAAAGGGTGTGGCAGAAAATTCTGAGTATGGAATTTCTTCAAAGGTAAGTGGTGTTAGCAATGCAATAGAAGATGCTTGTCCTTTCGTGGTGTATAAAGATCAGATACCAACAAACAGAATTGTAGTAAAGATGCAAACTCATACTGGTACTGAAGACCTAGGACCATTCTCATCTTCAACAGGATCATTTACTGATCCATTTTATGGAGAGGTAAATCAAAAAGTTCCAAGCAGATGGAAGATTCAATTCTTAAAAGATAATAACTGGCAAGATGTTATTTCTTTTGATCCATCAAAAAGAAGAAAAGATGGTTCTGCAATTATTAAAAGCGATGGCTATGTCGAGATTGCTTATGGGTTCATTGTCCCAGATGAATGGATAACTAGATTTGTTTTTGCAGAGGTATACTCAAGCGAGACACTCCTTCCTGAGCAGTCTGTAACTGGTTATGCATATCTTATTAAAGAAAATGAAAATGACATAGGCAAGTACTATATCTGGAACGAAACAGACTATGAAATCATAACTCCAAAATATGGATGGTATGTACA